CTCCCATAGGTGCGACATCCCTTCGGACTGGTTTTCTAGGCAATTTCCAATCTAACGGGTGTTGCACTTTCATTTAGACAACGGGGGACGATTCCGGACGTCCCGGATACTTGGATCCGACACAGCTCTATGGCGGAATCGCAATCAGCGGTGAAGCCGGATCAGGAAAAACCGTTCTGACCCACGGCATCAGCCAATGGGCCATCAGCCATCGCAATGATACCGGCCGTGACGTGTGGGGAACGGATTCACGACTCATCCACTTCTGGATGAAGGACGACACCGGAGTGGAAGTGCTGGACCGGTATCGGCAAACGCAGGGGATTGACTCCCATCCACGTGTCATATACCTCACCGACCCTTCCAGCATCGGTCTCGATTTGCTCGGAATGCAGGAGGGAAGGAACGCCCAGGAGACGGCGGAAAGCGTCGCCAAAACCATGAGATACGCATTCAATGCCGGCGACATTCAGAACGACTCCCAAAACATCATCACCCAATCCATGACCATCGGCGTGGCCGCAAGCCGATACGACCAACACAAGCCAGGGGACATCCTAAGAAGATGCAGACAACTCGAGCAACAGTATCCCGGGGCCGGTCAACTCAGGCAACAGCAGTCACCCATCGGCTGGGCCGTGGTCGCATTGTGTGGGTCGGATGGTCAAACCGGATCAGCCAGAGCGCTTGGACAGGTATGCAGGGCTCTCGCATTGGAGTTGAAGGACGATCCTCTCGGAATAGACATGACGTTGGCCGCGCGTGCCGCAGAACAACTGTACGGACGACCGGATCAGAAGGGGCAGGCGGCGCGAAGCAATCGTGAAATACTGCAGCGTACCAACGCCTCGGTGAACAAGGTCAACCAGTTCCTCGCCATCGAACACATGTTCACACCGCGACGCAGCACCGTCACATGGAAGTGGATATTGGATCACCCGGGCGACTATCACATCGTGCTCGCCCCGCACAATGGCCATTCGCTTCCCGAGCTCATGGACAAGATTCTGGGCTCGTGGCTCATGTACCGGTTCTGGAACACGGTGTTCGCACACTGCAAGGACTGGTTAACGCTTGGCAAACACACGATGCTCGTCTGCGACGAGCTGAGCCTGCTGGCGAACGGGTCGGACGACGTGTTGAAGAATCTGAGGGAGCAGGGGCGTTCGTTCGGATTGATTCTCGTGTTCGCCACCCAATACCCGACCCAGTTGTCCGACACGTTGTTGGATTCGTTCCTGGGGTACACGACGTTCATCAGCTACAACACGTCGATTCCGCGCATAGCCACGCTGACCGCGGCGCGTCTGACCGACAATGAGGGATTGGATGGGTGGACTGGAGGAGCGGTGACGAACCTCCCCAAATACCATGCCGCTGTAAGAACCAGAAACATGGAACAGATCCAGCCGGCGTTCATCGTGAGCGTGAAAGACTTCGACGACGGTTATCGTCCCGGCGACAAGTAGGACCGCAAAAAAACATGCCACCCCATCCGGCTTCCATTGATGCCGGATGGGTTTTTCTTAATCTGTGTTCCCCGTGTTGTCTGAGAATGCAAGAAACTTTGTTAAAAACCGAAAACCTATCGTTATCAACCGACTCCGTTGATACACTCGGGAAACGCAGGAGGGTTCCTTCAAACCAAATTCGAAGGGAATCCAATAATGGGTAACACCATAGAAATCGCCGCTTCCAGCAATCTTGTCGGAAGCTATCACGCCATGTTCGACGGCATCCTCAACTCGACCGCCGGACAGCTCATTACCAAGGTGGGCGCCGCTGCCGCAGTGATCTTGGCCTTGGGGCTTATCCTGGGAGGAATCAGCAAGGCGATGGGGCGAAGCAACCAGCTGGTCTCCATGTTCTGTCCAAGCGTCACACGAGTCATCGTCGTTCTCGCCGTCATCTTCATCTTCGCTGGCCCGACCATAACCATTCCGGCATTGCTGACAGCTCTTGACTGGATCGTCAACGCCGTGGGCAGCCAGGGCAAAGACTACCTCGGAATCTGATCGGGGAACATATTCATGGGCGAGCAAAGACAATTGCATCCAAGGGAAACCATGGATGACATCACCGAGGTCTCATCCACCGCATCCATTGAACGTAAGAACACGTTCATGATCACGAAAAGCATGGAAGCCCGATCCAAGACCGTGTTCTCGACAATCATCGGCGGTGTTATAGGACTGTTGATCTGTCTTATGCTCGCCCCGATCATCGGCATCACATTCGGCGTGGTGTTCATTCTCATCGGCTTGGTCGCCGCGCCATTCCTCATGGTCGGCCAAGTCAAAGACCGGACCCAGCAGGTCCGATGGAAAAGACTTCTCAGGAGATTGCAGAGCCGGAACATCGCCGGAGAGGTTTTCTACCCCAATTCGAATCAGCCAGAGCATCTAAGCAGTCTGAAGGAGATGTGGATACTGTGAGCGCTTCAACCCAGATGCAGCCCAGCCTCCCGGTCAGGATGAAAGCGCGACGGAACATGCTGTTCATTGTTCTGCTCGTCGTTCTGATGACAGTGGTCGTACTGCCCTCCCAAGCATTCGCCATGGTCGAAAACGATGGAGGCGCGAGCGCGCCGGCATGCGCTACGACCACAAGCACCCAAGTCGATTACACGACATGTCTTCCGTCCGGCCGATGGGGAAGCAACGTCGGCAGCATAACCAGCCGCATCGAACCATCGAGCGGCATTATCGGATTCCTCGCCAACGTGCCCGCCCTGATCAGCCATACGACAAGAGACATCCTGCCGAACATGCTGATGCAGATCACACAGCTCTGCTGGTCATCCGCCCTTTCTCTAAGCCAGTTCGCGGCAAGCTTCACCCCATTGAAGACCGCCGGAGCGTCGGTCGACCACGCCACGGCGAAACTTATCGACAATGTCATGGCCGGTGGAATACCCGCGGCGTTGATGGTGACCGCCATCGTCGTATGGCTTCTCGCGGCGGGATTCGACATCGGGACCACGAAAGAGGCGAGCAAACGACTGCTTGCCACAGTGCTGTGCCTTGCGGCTCTCATCGTGTTGGGGACAGGAGCCTCGAAAACCGCGGAGAATGCGACCGAACCGGCGACCGGCAGCCCCTGGTGGGTTGTCAACACCATCAACGGCGCAGTCAACAAGCTCACCGTCGGACTTGATCTGGACGGGTTGAACGACGGCGAATCGAACATGATGGCGTTCAGCAACAAAGCACTCAACCGTAATACGAACTGCCAGGATTACCTGTATGCCATGCACCAGCAGTACGACACCGCGACCAGCGGCAACGGGGGAGACACATCCTCTATCACCAAGGCCGTGAACCGCATGTGGGAGGAAACAGCTCTCCGATCATGGGTGACGATGCAATGGGGTAATCCGTCAGCGGGGCCGAACACGCCATCAGGCGTGGCCGACAACGCACAGCAAGCGTACTGCCATGTGCTTGACATGAACACGAACACCGATCCTGCGGTGCAAATGACATTGACGAATGCGGCAACCGGTTTGAGTATCGATTCCGACACAGCAGAATGGTTGTTCAGCGAACACGGTTGGATCGACCCTCAGGACAGTTCCGTCAATGACAAGGAAAAGGAGCAGAACGATCGGGATAAATATGTTCGACTGACCAGAGCGGGGATCTTTTGGGAGACCTGCGGTATCGACGGCAGTGGGAAGGTGTACGGCCGTGACGGCTGGAACATCCTCGTTAAAAACATGGGGGACAAGGATACAGGTGCCATCAAAAACGGGAAGCTCACCGTCAGACTGAAAAAGGATGGATTCAGCGACATCTCAGGCGGGAACGGGGCTCACTTCTACGGAGACGATGACAAGATAGACCAGAACATACTCCAATTGTGCAATGTGGCTTTGGGCACAAAGCAATTCACAGGCGACCAGTATCGGGCCTTTCACAACGACAATGACTTCCGTGATTCGAGCGGCAACGTCCAGAACACGAACATCGCCGATGCCGCGAACCTGGGCTGGCGTTTCGATATCCCCAACGTCGGCGGAACCTGGCGTGAAGCCAACCTTGGTGACACGCAGGATTCTTCGACCGGACAAGGAGCGATGCGAATCACCCTGGACAACCTGTACGGCAATTCAGCACCTGACAATCTGGGCGCATTCGGATCCGTGCTCGGTGGCATCTGCAACATGATCGTCTGGGGATTACTCAGCGTCATCCTCATCCTGACCAAGCTCATGCTCGTCCTGATGGTGCTGTTCCTCGTCGTAGCATTCCTCGTGAGAGCTTTCCCCATAGGCGAAGCTCCGAAGAACGTGTTGAAGAACTGGGTGAAATACACGTGCAACCTGAGCATGACCGGCGGATTGTATTCGGCTTTGGGAGCCATCGCCACATTCATCTGCCAGCTCACATTGAAATTCTGTTCCGAAATGAGCAGCAGCTTCATGTACAACGTGATCAGCGGTTTCAGTCCGGTGCTTGCAATCGCGGCCATCAGCCTGTTCTGCACCAGCGTGCTCAAAGTCGGCAACCCGTTCAGTTTCAAAGCGATGATGGGAATCGCCACCGGTGGAGCCATGGCAGGAGGAGTACTGGCCGGCCTCAGGAGAATCGGCGGAGGAATAGGCAGCGGTCTCCTCATGAGACGGCTCCTCACAAGCCGAAACCACGGCGGCATGTCCAGTCGCAACGCCGGACCGCGCCACAGGATGTTCGGTCCTACCGCCGGCGAAAGCAAACTCGACTCCATGCTCGATTCGGAGAGGAAGAATCTTGACCTCGACGGCGGCGACCGCAACCTGTACGAACGCAACGCGAAAGAATACGATGCGATCGCAGCCCGCGGAGCAGACTCCCTCAGTTATAGATGGGGGCGCATGAACGAAGGCACCGTACGCGGGTCCCTCGCAGGAGTCGCCGCACGTTTCACCAACCGAGCCGACAGAGCTCAGGCGTTCATGACGGGCGGCATGTCCTACGATGATCGCGTCAAGAACTATATGGCCCGCCATCCCGGCGCATCGCTCGGCCGCGCCCGTACCATGGCAAAAGGCGCAAGCCTGCTTAATCAGACCGCACGCGGCCTGGGCGGAGGAGCTATGCTGTTGGGCGCGACAGGCAAGGCAGCCCTAGGTGTCATGCAATCCCAACCGTTGCGTGACGTGGTCAAGCGTGGCGCCAAAGTCGCGGCGACCGGAATCGCCAGCGCCGCACTCGTATCCAACCCGATCACATTGCCGGCAGGTGCAGTCGCATTGGGTAAGCTCGCCACCAACCGTGACCTCTGGCATGGAGCCAAGGTCGGACTCGGCGCACTGGGAGCCAGAGCGGAGAAGAGCCGCAACGAAATCCTAAGCCTGGGCAACAGGCCCACGACGGTTATGACTCCGATTGCTCCGGTCGAAGACAATCCGTTCGATCTCGATGAATCATTGAACGAAATGCACTCCGAGGACGGAAGTCTCAACTCCGATGGAGACAAGGCGTTCGGGGTGGTGGAGAACAGCATGATGCACAACTTCCGGCAACAGGGCCACATGAGCGAACAGGAAGCCGCCGACGCATTGGAGAGCGCGCGTATCACGGGAGAGGTCAAGGAAGCAGCGGCGAAATACCATGCGAACCTCAACGCGCCGAAGAACCCACCTCGCCAGAAAACGTCTGATGATTTCGAAACGGATGGAGATGCATTCTGATGGACACCGGCACTGTTACTCAGACGGCTGGGCAGGGAGCCGCCGATTTTCTCACCGTCCTGTTCGCTTGGATGTTCACGCCAACGGGAGCCGTGCTGACCCTGCTCCTGTTGGCGGTCGGCGGCGTCAGCGTATTCATGAGGATCATGGGACGTTCGATGAGAATGTTGTCCGTTGCGGCGAGGATATGCGCGGGCCTGTTCTTCGTGTGGGTCATCAGCGGTGTCCTGGAGGCGATGGGCATTCCCATCCGTGAATGGATGCAGGGGATTGCTAGTCAGCTCCCGGATTTGGGCGTGTTGCTCAAAGCGTTTTTGGAGAGGCTGTTGTTTACGGCATCCTAAAATTTTCGCAAAGAACTGTGGGAATGCGGGAATGGTTTGGCAGATGAATGCGGAAGTGTTTTTTCTGCCTGATCATTCCCGCATTGTGTTGTTTTCCTGTTGATGGGGAGAGCTGGTTCCACAAAAAAATGCGTCTCTGCTACACTGAATGTGGCCACATAAAAAAAGCGCGTCCCACGCCTCCACCTTGGCGGCGGAAAACGTGAACAGAGGAGAAAACAGCATGCTGAAAAGCACGATTCTTGTCGCGGTCGCCGACATCAAAGGCGGCGTCGGAAAAACGACGACAGCCATGCTCATCGCCGGATGCCTCGCCCGGCGCGGCGAACACGTCACGGTTCTGGACGCCGACAACACCGGTGGCGCGACGCTCTGGGACGAATACGTGCGAATCGAGGACGATCGTCGTCGCAAAGAAGACGAAGCCAACGGGACTCCGCACAAACCCTACAAGCTGGGTTTCGACGTGATCCAAACCAATGACGTGATCCTCGGAATGCCCGACAGGATTCGCGAACGCTACAAAGGATGGGTCATCATCGACACGCCTCCATCCGATGCGGGAACGGTGCAGACGGCACTCCAGGCGGCCGACGTGTCAATCATCCCCTGCCAGCCGTCCATCAGCGATTTGAGCCATGCAGGGAAAACCTATGCGGCCGCCAGAAACGGCATCATCCTGCTCACGCGAGTGAAAGCGCGAACCAAACTCGCGCGTGACGCAGTGAAACAATTGGATGAGCTGGAGGCAACACGATTCGAAACGGTCATCCACGAGAGGGAAGCCATCAAGAATCTGTACGGAACCAACCAGATAGACAACAGGGATTACGCTTCCGTCACCCAAGAGCTCATTGACCTCGTCAAACAGTTCGGCATCGAGTAGGAGTTGAAACATGGTAAAGAATATCAACAGCGCTTTCGGACGCGGCCTGCAGGACACTCGCGACATGGGGCGTCGGCCTCTCCTATCCGAACCCCCCGAACCGAAGATGACGGTCGAGGCTCCCGAGCAGAAAGCAGTCTCTGAAGCCATCCCGGAAGATCATGAGACGAAAACGAATGAAGCATCCGGGAGGGCCGGCCGGAGGAAGCCCGTGTATTCGTTCGACCGGAGGCTCGGCACGAACCTGACGGATGAAAACTATCTCGCGCTGCGAATCAAGTCGGTCGAGACGAACATGACCACGCAGGCTCTTCTTAACGCCGCGGTGGAACAATGCTTCGTCAACGGAGGACTTGACATGGAGCTGGCCAGAAAATACGCGCAGACCCGCTGACACAAAAAGAGATTCGGCAGTATCCGAGTCTCTTTTTTCTTTTCCCGACTTCCACCGCTTTCACGCTGAGACTCCGGATAGTCTGACACTAGATAACACGTTCAGATTCTCAAGGAGACGAAGTGGCACGAAAAGCATCCGTTGAATCTCCAATGGACATCACCGAAGACAAACGGAAGAACGAAGTCGAACTGACGGCAATCAAACGCGCCATGCGAAACACCCGCTGGTGGAAAGTTTTCATCACCGTGTTCATGATCGTCGGAATCGTCGCTCCCGTCATCAGCATTCGCGCAATCAGCACGCTGCAGGACATGGGTTCCATGTTGAGCGCGAAATACAAGGAGATCAGCGTAGACAAACCAGGAAAACAGGCAGCCTTGGCGTCCGTCAACAAATGGTTGGACACAAACAAAGGACCATTCCGTTACGGGACCACGAACCTGTTATGGGATTCGGCAACAAAAGTCGGATCCAGTGACGAGGACACCGGAACAGGAAAGGAACATACCGACTGGTGGAGCCACCAGTTCTCCCTGACCGACCTGTCCGACGGATCCACCCGCGACGTAACCCAGCTCATTTCATGGAAGAACAACGTGGCCACCGCCGTGGGAGAGCCAACAGTGCTGCCGTTGAAAGCAAGCGGCGCTGGCGGAGCCCAATCCTATACGCCATCCGGATACTCTCGCATCGACCAGGCGTCCAGCTTCCAGAACGTCGTCAACGCTTGGGCGAAAGCCTACATCGGGAAAGACAGCAACGCGTTCACCGTGCTGGTCGGGGACCCGAACAGCGAGCACGCCTACCAGCCAGCAGCCATCGGAACATTCAAAAACGTGAGCATCAACTGGCTTGTGGAGTGCGACAAGAACGGGCAATCCGTGCCAAAGGAACAATCCAGCGACACGCCTCCCTATGCTGCGGCGTCGATCAGCATCACATTCGAACCGTATGCCGCGATGCAAGACAGTTCCGATAAGGGAAGCGACACGTCATCTTCGGACAACACCGGCGGCTCGACCGTCAAGACGAACATCACCGTACTGGTCAAGAACCCTACATCCGGTAACGCGAAGATCATCGACTGGGGAGCGGATGGCAGCGTCAGGACGTTGAGACCCTATGCGAACGCACTGAACAAAAGCGACGTGACCTCGGCGAACTCCGACGACGAGACCGGCGGCACCGATTCCGCCGGGACCACATCGCAGGACACCCAGTCCGACGATTCCACTGCCGACGGTTCCAAGGCATCATCAGGCAACGGCACGTCGGACAACACCTCAGACGGCACCTCGTCGGACGGTACGGCATCCGGCAGCCAGAACAACTAAGGAGACCATCATGGCCAATGACAAGAAACCGGGACTTCCCCCATTTGCGGAATTCGTCAACAGCAACGCCGACCTGTTCGGAGCGATCATCGTCATCCTATTCGGCATCGCGGTCGTCTGGACCATCATCAGCGGACTGTTCTAGAAGAGGAAACCGTCGTGGCATCGAGAAAAAACAAGACCGGCATAACCGTCGCCGGCATCCTTGGCGGCTTGGCCATCGTGCTCATAACCATCATCGTCATCATCCAAACCGGAGTATGGGCCACGGTCGCCCCACAATTCGGGTTGCCTGCGATAACCAGCATCAGTCAGATACTTCCGGGCGAAGACTCCATGCAGAAAACAAACATCGGCATGGGGCTGAAAAAACCGGACCTGTCGAAAATCGAAGGCCAGATCAAAGACGGTCTGGCCTCCTCGGGGAACACCGGAGAAAAGGATTCCACGAACACGGATATGGGAGCGAGCGGACTGCCGGCTTCCGCAGCAAGCCCCATGAGCGTGTCCGAAGCCATCACAGCCGCCCGGAACCTCCCGACCGAAACACCCCATACGAAGGGCTACAATCGCGCCGAGGATTTCGGGGACTGGCAGAACAGCGACCAGCTTTGCGGATACGGAACCACCCGCGACTACATTCTCAACCGTGACCTGACCAATCCGGTCATGGACTCCAATTGCAAGGTGCAATCCGGGACACTGCATGACCCCTATACGGGCCAGACCATCAACTTCCGGAAGAGCGTCGTGAAGAATGGGAAGACCGTCAGCGGAGACAGCACCGCAGTGCAGATCGACCATGTGGTCGCCTTGAACGACGCATGGGCCTCCGGCCTGTGGAAGAACTCAAGGAAAAACGATCGCGTGAAATACGCGAACGATCCGGACGTGCTGCTTGCCAGCCAGGGGGATGCCAACAATGCGAAAAGCGAGGGCATCAACCTGTACGGGAGCGGTGTCCCCAAGAAGTCCGTCGGACGATGGGCCGCATCCACCCCATCCGTCTGGCTGCCGAGCAACAGCGGCTACCAGTGCTCCTACATGGCCAAGCGCGTCTACATCAAAGACAAGTATGGACTTTCCATGAGCAGCTGGGAGAAAAGCGAGACGATCGGGTTCCTCGAGCAATGTCAAACCGCTGGGGAATAGGAAAATCTGGGAATTCGCTGTTTCTTTCAACATCCTGCCGTTAACGGCTGAAGAGGCACGGTATGTTGAGATATCGGGACGAAGGTTCATTCCTCAGCCCAAGTCCCCTCGGTGTTAATCCAGGTTTTTCGGATTCTCCTATGGTGCGGCTTTCCTTTGTGGACTTTTTGGGTGAGCCGCACCTTTTCTTTTTTTTTCTGAAACAATTCTGTTATGCCTGTTAAACTGAATATATCTACATAGAGTATGGAACAGCAAGGAGATCCATTGTCTGAAGACAAGACCGAAAAACTCGGCGACTTTATGCGCCGCGTAAAAGACGACACGGTGCTCAACCTGTACTTCGTCACGGAGACCGGGTCGAAAAGAATACCGACGCCACTGTTCGGCAACCCCACTGCGGAACAGCTGAGGGACAACAGGTACCTGCAATCCCAGGTGGTCGCATCCCGCAAGCACTATTGCAATGAGGTGATCAGCAGCGGATGGACCGTCCACGTGGATACCAAGTTCGATCAGGAGGCTTTCGAGAATGCCTAAAGTGGATAGAGGCTGGAGAATCTGCGGACGTCGGTTCGGCTTTCTCGGCACCAGGCGCCTGCCTTAAACCGTGAATATCTTTCATTGGGATTTTCTTCTACGATATATGCCTGTTATACTGAATATATCCACATAGAGAATTGAAGGAAGACCCACCAATGAGCCACGCAGCCAACACAAGCATCCAAGACATCCAAAACGGAATAGGAGACTTCGTGCTCCGTCCCGAAGCAGACCGCAACAGCCTCGACGGCTATATGAAACTACCCGAACAAAACCGTCTCAACACCCGCTCCCATGGATATCTCATCGAACAAGGCGTGAAATCACACATGACCTACCACGATGACGGCAGCGGAGACTAGACACTCTGCAAAGACGACCCGGACTATGGGCAGTATGTCGCAGCAGGCAATCCAACGAGCGTTCCCGCGAATCCCGTCATCTGAATAGAAAGAACGAAATCATGTCCATTAAGTCAGCGCAAGCGAAACAACAGCTCAGAAACAGCGATGGCACATTCGCCAACGAAAACAAGAATGCGGGACTTCCCTCCAACGACATGATTCAGCGTGCCTCCAAATTGTTAGCGAAAAGCTCGGCGACCGTTGATGAGCCGATCATCAAGCCCTCCGTGAAGTCGGAAGGCTACATGGGATCCACCGCCATCACCGGCGGCAAATACGATGCCAGTCGCAGTCCGGCGGAAAACGCGAAACTCATGCGCGCGGACATCAAAGCATTGCAGAAGAACGGTCAACTTCCAAAAGATTGGAAGATCGGAGTCCGAACAAGTACAGGTTCCGCAAGTTGGAGAGCCCGATTCACCATCCAACTGCCGGAAGGCGAATCCTCCACATACGTGCCGACCCACGCCGAATATATGGCTGCGGATTCCGAAGACCGGATCATCGGTCCGGAACACAGGGCCGGACGAGGAATCATCGAAGCTCATGGAGGAAGCGCCTCCTCCGACGAATGGGATGAAACAGCACGGCGAATCAACCAGAAAATCCAGAACAACGAACAGCTGACCGTAGAAGAGCAAGCCTGCGTCATCGAAACTCCAAAAGTCCGCAACGCAAAGAAACTCTGCCAGCAGGTCGGCGACCAGTACACGTATCAGAACAACAACGCCATGGTCGACTACTTCGACACGGACGGATACGTCACCGTGCAAGCCGTGACCGGAATCAAGAAACCAGAAAACAATGAGTGAACCAGTACGAAACTTCAAACAAATCATTCGGATCAAAGGCACCGGCGATGACGCTTACCCAAATCCCGGAACGTTGATGCTATGGGGAGACAACTGGACGTTGTTGGATTGGATCCGGCAACACACGGACTACAGCAAGGACACCAGAACAACCCCCGTTGACGTTGACGTGCTGACTCGGCTTCACGAGTATGCGACCGGTATCGCCAACCAGAACGGGCGCCATGATGTTCGACGTGGTGAGGCCGCGTGCATCGTCGCCGGAGTGGAATCCGTGCAATCCTATCTGCGACGCAACCCTGGCGTGGAACTCGAATTCGCATTGATTCAAACGGATTCGCATCCATCAGCCCACATCGAAGAAGAAGCCTAATCGTGTCCGAGAAAATCGACCTGCAGCAGGAAGCATTGAATGCCTTGAAGGATGCAGGCCTTGGAAGTAACAGCCTCAGACAAGCATTCATCAAAGGTTATCGCGCTCACGCCTACCGTCAGCCCAGCCAGGAAGAGGAACATGTTGCGGCCGTCACGATGTCTGGACGCATGCGTTCCATCTTCCACTTGGAAGAATCGGATGAAGACAATCTGACCAGCAAGTGTTCCTGCATCTATTCTGATATTCAAACCGCTTTGCTTGACATCCTCCCCCGCATGAATGCGGGGGATTCCCGAATCTTACGGTTCGGGTTTCTGTTCGCTACGACAAAACAAGAAAGGAGGGGACGCTAATGCGAGACCTTGGTTCCGGTTCTGCCGTCCTTGCAGACGCTAACCGCAAGCCCTGCGGCGAGGATGTTTTCGGCTGCGTTCAAATCCCTGTCATGGGTTGTTCCGCAGTCCGGGCACGTCCATGCCCTGACCGTGAGGCCGGGCATGCCCTTCGGCCCGGTCTTCGCCCCGCAGTGGGAGCAGATTTGCGTGCTCGGATAATACCTATCGATGGTTATGAGCTGTCGCCCGTACCATTCGGCCTTGTATTCGAGCATTCGACGGAACTCCGACCATCCGGCGTCCAGTATGCTGCGGTTCAACCCGCTTTTCGCGGATTGGCCGTTGGGGAGCCAATGGTTCGGATTGTCCGGGTCGGGTTTCGGTGCGCATCTTCTGGCCATGTTCCTCACGTTGAGGTCTTCGAGTACCACCGTTTGGTTCTCGCGGATTATCCTCGTGCTCAACTTGTGGAGGAAGTCACGGCGCATGTCCGTGATTCTGGCGTAGGTGCGGGCCACCTTGAGGGCGGCTTTCCGACGATTGTTGCCGCCTTTGGTTTTGCGGGACAACGCCCGTTGCTCCCGTTCCAACCGTTCGGCGAGTTTCTTGTAGTGGCGTGGGTTCGCTATGGTCTCCCCGTCGCTGGTGACGGCGTAGCTGTCCACTCCCAAGTCGATTCCGACTGCGTTCTTTTGGGTGGGGAGAGGACGGATGGTCTCCTCCACGAGGATGCTGACGTGCCATCGTCCGGCGGCGTCCAAGCTTACGGTCACGGTGCTCGGCTCCGTCTTGCGGGGCAGTGTTCTGGACCATCGTATCGGCAATGGTTCGCGCATCTTGGCGAGCGTGAGTTCATTGCGTTTGGCGTCCCATTTGAACGCGCTTCGAGTGTATTCGGCGCTTCCGCCGTGGGATTTGGCCTTGAATCTCGGATAGTCGCCGGTCTGCTTGAAGAAGTTGGAGAACGCCGTCTGCAAGTGTCTCAACGCCTGTTGCAGTGGCACGCAGGACACTTCGTTCATGTACGAGTATTCAGCTGTTTTCTTCCATTGGGTGAGCATGGCGCTGGTCTGGACGTAGGTGACGCTCCTGTGCTCCGCCGTCCATGCGACGGAACGGGCTTCCAACGCGAGATTGTAGACCTTTCGGCAGCAGCCGACCGTGCGCCTGAGCAGTTGTTCCTGCTCGGGTGTCGGGTAGAAGCGGAACCTGTACGCCCGCTTGCATGCATGCCTTCTGACCATGTTTCACATTATATCATATCAATCTGTGAAAGGAGGACGGTTTGCTTCCTCCCCGCCCTAAAGGACAGGGTCTCCGCAAACCAAAAAAAAGATGAAACAGTGACGCGAGTCGGTGACGCCGATCCGGTAGAACATCCCGCACACTACGAATTATCCCATCCCGGTCTGGAATGTATTGACCTGACCGCCGGCATGAGCTTCTGCATGGGCAACGCCGTCAAATACGTGTGGAGATACCGGTCGAAGAACAAGCCGGTCGAAGACCTGAGAAAGTCTCTCTGGTATACGCATTATGCGGAAAACAGGAACGAGCCTGTCGCTTTGACCTGCCGTCAGCTTGGCATCATCAATGCGCTGCAGCATCAATCCCAGACGGAACAATACGAATTCCAGTTCTGGAATGCCTTACGGTTCGGAGATTATCCGAAGATGTGCCGGGCTATCGAGTTGATGATTCGACTGGCAGAAGGAAAGAATATCGACGATATTAACCAGGAGCTGGAATCTTGAACGGGGCATCATCGATCAACATCCCTTACAAGAACGAATTACGAGACCGTCAAGGATGCGGCGAATACGGGAGACGGCACAAGCCACTCCTTGATGCGGCGATCAATGACATACGTATCCGATTCGAAGGGAAAACGGTAGAAGTTGAATTCAATGACACAGCCCCGAAGCCACTGCAAGGCTTTACAGTCACCGCGCCCGTTCAGATTCTGGAACACAACACCGGATGCTGGTGGGAGAGAACAATCACGGCACGAATCAGAGACGGCTCAACCATTCCCGTCGTGTTGGATCACGTGTATTGGAATTGGATCACCGGCACACCCATGCACATTCATCTCGACGGCATTCAACGCATCCGGGTCATCGAAGACAAGCATCATCAAAGAGAGGAAAACAATTGAGCGTGAACCAACCGTTGACGGACAGCGAAGCCAAGAACATTTTCATAAACGGCGCGGAGGACTTCTATTCACTGTCGGCAAACCCGCAATTCTCCAACGTAGCCGAACTGTTTGACGCCTGGCTTACCGAGCATGATCGCCAACTGCTGGCCAAAACGGAAACCGAAGCAGGGAAACGAATCTCCAGCGAACTCAAACTCGAACATGCAAGCGACGCCCACGCCCGAACGGAACCATCCCGCGCATACATTCAAGGATGCAAGGCCGCGAGAAGCCTGCTCGAGGACGCCATCCGAGACATGACGCAAGAACAGGGGACGCTATGAGTTTCAACGAGAAGAAATTCGTCGCAATCCACTGCGACGAATGCGATGAACAATACGACCCCGAAGACGGCAGCGCTTATTACACAGACAAAGACGACGCAGACGATGACGCCAGTTCCGACGGATGGCAATTGGATGGAGACGAAAACCACTACTGTCCGCAACACTGGCATCTGACCTGCAGCAAATGCGGGAAAACAGCAATGGGAAACCATGACGAACTCATTGGAAACGGATGGGACTGCGCCACAGACGAGTGGCTGTGCCCGGAATGTCATTAAGGAGAAAATTTGAGCAAATTCTACGAACCATTAAAAACAATCGTCGAAAAGGATGATTGGAAGATTGTCGAGGAGAACGAACACACTCTGGCCTGTTCCTGTAACGGGTTGAACGGTTGGGCTATCAGCGGCATGAGTGTGGTGGAATATTCGCAACGACGTTTGGCTTTCTTCCGGGACAATAGGCTGATCGGTGAAATCAAACTGTATGACCTTGACCTGGCGGGACGAGTCGTTGATGAATACATGACCGGCGGGTTCACTCCGACCATGTTCATTTCCTTGGATACGACGATGGAACAGTGGTGCCAGCAAATCGAAGACGCCTATGCAGGAGTGCTGACTGGACTTGAAGAGGAGGAAGATGCTGATGCCGGAAGCCAATGAGAGCATTGAACCGTTCACTCTGCTGGGTGGAATCCTGTATCTAAACGAGTTCGAACTGTTGCCGGGACTGTCGGCTGACGCTTGCCGGGACATTGGACGACTGCGGCGTAAAGCCGTATCCGCTCATCTGGTAGGTGACAGGAAAACGGTTGTCTCCTGTGCCAGACAGATCAACCGTGTGGTCGAAGCAGACAAGCGACGCCGAGAACGACTCTCCTCCAAGAAAGGTCGGCCGACACCGAAACAGAAACCGGCACAAAAGAAGAAGAACACTGGTTCCGGATACGATGCCGAATACCGGCGCTTCAGGGAACAGTTCATGCGTGATGTGACCAATCCGAAGAAAATACGCGAAGCTGACAGGCTTGCCTTCTTTAGCGGAGCTCGAATCATCGTCGAAAACAACTAACGAAAAAAAGAAAGCCATGAAGCATCCAATCAGGACACCACTCCTTATCGGTCTCGGTATCATATTTGCCGCAGTCATCGCAGTCGCCGTGCGCCTTGCAAAAAACCCAGTCTGATCATGCCCCGATATCATAGTCGAGCCGAACGAGCAGCCGACCTGCTCCAGTCGCGTCGTTCCACGGTGGAATCCGTCGCCAAGCAGACCGGTTTGCCCGTCGATATCGTTCGCCAGATCAACGAGCCTATCGCCAAACGTCTGGCGGAGCAGGATGCGGTGGATGCCGCGGAACGTAGCATGAGGAAAGCCGAAGCGAAGATAATGCGCGAACAGTATCCGTGCCCGCTTTGCTCCACTGGTCATGCGGAACCGCATGACTGCGACACGTTCCTTCCCCTCGGGTTCATACACGGTGGCGAACGTGACGGACAAATGGACGGCTTCTGGTGCCACCCGTACTTCTGCTCCTGTTCGAACCAACGGTGCATCGCCTGTAATATTTTCCCCAGCAAAAGCAGAGAGGAAGCCGTCGAACGGTTCTGCGCCGGAGACTTCGCCCACGAAGACGATTTCATCGAACTGAAAACCGGCAAACGTTACCACTATTCGCAATACGGTATCGAACAGCAAATCCTCCGGCACCTAGCACATTGGAGCGCGGAGCAGGTCAAAAGGCTCGGCTTCGACCCGAAGCTCGTGGACACCCTGGCCATGCAACGGACATTGGATCGCATGGGCGACAAATACGTTGACGTGTTCGACACGACGCTACTATGCCCTAACTGCGGAATGAAAGGCGAATATCGGAAAGCCATCAGCCCAATCACCCACACAAAAACATGGTGGCGGGTCGGCTGCCCATACTGCAAAACCCGCACCAGATACTCGTTTCCCTCTCAGAGAGAAGCTGCGGAAAAATTCGAATCCGCCCAACTGGATACCAAACCATCAATCCTTAACGAAAAGAGCCTGACCGCCTGATTAGGCGTTGAGCGGTGTGCCGCAGTTCGGGCAGAAGTTGGTTTGTCCGTCCAATGGCTGACCGCATTTGGGGCAGTTGTTCGTTATTGCCGGCTGGGGGATAGGGGCTGGAACGGGTGATGTCACAGGCATCGGCACAGTGCTCGTCACCGGCGCTGCTGACGCAGGAGCCTGTTGTTTGACTGCAGAAGTGAACAGTCTGACGACACGTGGCGGAATATTGTCCACCGGCAGCAGGCTCAGGGATTGGATTTCCGCAACCAACTGTCCAGGCGTCACGACACGAACATTGCCCGGCCAGACGGCTTCGCTGACATCCGGGTTGCCGTTATGTCCACCCGGTACCATGCAGACCATCCATTGGGCCGCCACGTGATAGGTTTCGAGCGTGGACGCCCAATTATCGCGTTGGGTTGCCATGTTCTCGCTCATCTTGACCACGGGTGTTCCGTCCGAGCCTTTGATGAGGGCTCGACGGCTGATGCTCATGCGCACCAGGTTTCGTGGATCCAGGTTCACGTATTTGGTGTCGCTGCCGCCCTTGTAGTTCTTCGCGTCCACGAACCAGGCATGCACCTGCTGTTGCGGGTCTATGCCGACCAGCACGCAGTCGATGTCCGCGTTGATGGGCTGGCGGTTCTCGTTGAGCCCGTACAGGGACCAGAAGGAGATGACGTTGAGCCGCATGTAGGCGATGATTCTGGCCAATGCGGATTCGCCCTGCTGGCCGGCCTGTACGGCCGTGTTTCCGAAAGCGGAATAGTCCAAGCCGGAACCCGGATCGCCGTACAGTTTCCCGAGCTGGCGTTCCTGTTGCAGGTTCGCGTTGAGACTGGCCTCATACAACGGGTCGGGGGAGCCGCCGTTGTCGTGGTCTATCACGAACCAGCCATAATAGGAGTCCTCGTTGCTCATGGCGGCCACCAGCCCGTATCGGGGTGCAAGACGGTTCAGCTCCGTCTGCGTGTCCATAATGAGGGAATTGCTTGTCGGCTGTGGTTCGCCATCGTCAAGACTCAGGATGCCGCGCAAAACGGCACCTCCGATAAGCGCGATAACCACACCTATCATGAGCTGGACGAACCCCAGTCCATTCGTCGCAGTCGATTCACCAGTACCGGCGAATGGCCGTATCGCATAATCAATACCCAGCGACATGACGATCGCGGATATTAATCCCCCCACGCCCGTATAGATTCTGTCCCGCATGGTCTTGCAGAAAACCACGCGGACTATCACTGCACTGATGCCTACCATCATGGCGATGATTCCGATACCATTGAGGTCTTGCAGGAACGGGTCCAGATGTCCCATGATTTATCTCTCCTCAGCTATGCAATGGCTGGCTATATTCCAAAATCCGACGGTAGTCCTCCAAAAGGAATACCGTGACATCCATCTCACGGGACATCTGATAGATCTCGCCATCATATTCCCGTTCGGCCTGCACATAGTCCGCCGGGTTGATCAGAAACATGGCGGTTTCACGGCGCACACGCCATTCGGCATGGCTTTTCCCGTATTCCGCATGCGAATCATCGGCGTGCAGCCAGTGGAACAATTCATGGGTGAGAGAGCATCGTTTCTGCACGTCGGTCATGTGCTCGTCGATGATTATGGTCTGGACAGCCTCACAGTAGAGGCCTGAAGTGTCATCATCAAGCGTAGCTTCGATGACGTGGACTGGCTGGGTTTCCACGGCATCGAGCATCTGTTCATAGGTCATGCCACGGTTGATGGGCATGTGGCGGTCGAATGGTGCGGCCGTCAGCACGGTTGAATATCCTCCTATCGAATCGGTTCGAGAAGAGGATACTCTGACAGAACGGGGGCAAGCAGTCGTCACTAGCGGCCGTCACCGCCTTCCATTTCCGCGAGCTTATGCGGATCCTTGTTCGCCGCTAGGGACACGTCGCCCCTACGTAGTTTCTCCAAAACGATCCGCTTACGCTCTTCATCGGATAGAGACGAGGGTTTAACCGAACGTGCACGAGGAACAGGACCCGTGCCTCTCTTATCGGAGGTAACGCCCGTATCGACTGATGTGTCATGGGGAAGTCCGGAGACCGGAATGGAAGAGGATGGCCCATCAATAATCTGAACGACGTTATCCCCATCCATGATGGCTACGAACTGACGGGCAAGCAGCCCGGGCCCGTTTTCCTCGGCAGCTCGTTTTCGGGCTAGGTTTCCGATCAATTCGATGGCATTGTCAAAATCAATGAGAGGTGCAATGGCATCAAGGTCATCCATCGTCCATGCAGCTTTTCCGCGCAATCGGACGGATACGTAGGATTGGCTCGTCTTCTCGCCCAAGGCCGAAGCAATCTGCTTTTGGGTCAGACTCTTTGCCCGCCGACGTTCTTCAACGAACTCCGCTATGAGCTTGGTGCTTTCCCCGGTCTTCTTAAGTCTGTCATTCCGTACCATGTTGTCATTCTATCTCTTGAGAGAACTTTTTTCATGCTATAAAACACGCCGTATCTCCATAGAGATTGACACTATCCCAATCAACCCCTAATATCTCCCATGAGATACGAAAGGTTTTTTATCACATGTCATCAAACGAAATCATCTCCCAAGCGATTCTTGCTCGCATGGCAACCCAGAACTACCAGGTGAAACAACTCGCCAAAGATCTAGGAACCACGCGAGAGGCAACGGGCCGCAGACTCAACCAGCACACCATATGGGACAGCAACGAACTCGACATCGTAGGCAAGGCACTGGGGCTAACGGACATGTTCGGCCTCTGCGATTATGCAAGAGCCCTCGCCGAGATGAACAAGAACGTTCCCCTATCCAAGACCGTCTGACCGGGTTCTTCGGAAGAAAAGAGAGCCATGCGCATCAGGAGCATCAAGCCGGAGTTCTGGCGCAGCCGGGATATAGCGAATCTCAATTGGGACGCCAGACTGGTTTTCATAGGTCTATGGAGTTACGTGGATGATAACGGGGTAGGCAAGGATATCGACTACGACATCATCGGAGACCTGTTCGCGGCTGATCTCATCAAAGATCCTCGCGAGACTGTCGCGAGAGTGTCGCGAGCCCTCGCGAGTCTTTCTGAAGCTGGATTGATATATCGCTACGAGTTCGACGGCACCCCATATCTGGAGATTGCGACATGGTCAAGGCACCAGAGAATCGATAAGCCAGGCAAGCCGAGGTATCCGTCTCATAAGATGGCAGAACCCAATGATTCCAACGGTTCAGACCCAGATTCGCGAGACTGTCGCGAGAGTGTCGCGAGACCCCATCGAGATTTCCACGCCCGGAACAGGGGAACAGGGGAACAGGGGAACAGGGGAACAGAGGATATTTACTCCTCTCTATCCCCTCAAAATCCAGAATCGGAGAAAAACGAAAAATCGGCGGACAAGTCCGCCTCAGAGCTTGAAAACGAGAATGCTTCTTTCGAAGCTTCTCGGAGTTCCAGCAGGGTCGAGGAAGCCTCTCCGGTTCAGAAGAAACCTTCCGCGGTTTCTTCGAAGAAGAGAAAAGTTCCGAAAAAAGAGAAGAAGCCCGCAAGCCGTCAGACCGCATTGGCTCCCGACTGGAAGCCCTCGCCCGAGCTGCGCATCGCCACGGCCAAGGCGGGGGTCAACCTGATCCGCGAAGTCACCCTGTTCGTCGCCTACTACACGCAGGAGAAACCCGAATACCGCAGCGCCAACTGGGATATCACCTACAGGCGTTGGCTCGAACGGGACATTCAAAACCTGAAAATGGGGCGCGACCCCAACAACATCGCGCTACACCCGGAGAACCTACCGGTGAACGGCAGGCTGCCGAAGAGCGTGCTGAACGACATGCATAACGAGGAACTACAGGCGCGGGCCGCCGCCTGGGATGAAGCCCATCCGCGAGAGGAGGAATTCGATGAACTTTAACGAAGCTCTGCAGGTGCTGCGCCGCATCAACGTGCATCACGGGAACGCGCCAATCAGCGACGCTCAAGCCCAATGCTTCTACGAGGAGCTGGCCAGATCGGTGTCGTTCGACGAGGCCAACGCCGCGGTACGGGAATTCTACGCATTGCATCCTCACGGCGAATGGATGACGGTGGGGGATATCAACCTCGCCGTGAGAAGGAAACGACGGCAGTCGATGCCATCGGAGGCGACCATCACCCGGCTGATGGAGGAGAACCAGATTTCCGACCCTGACGAGATGTGGCAGTTCCGACGCTCTCTGCTCAAATCATTGGGCCGTGGCCGCCCCGCCACGCAGGCGGTGCAGCGTGCGTTGGAATTGTCCCGTCACCCGATGCTGGGCGGCCCGAGGGACGGGGCGACGAAAAGCCTGCCGCAGACACGGCCGGGGGGAAACCCCGATCCACGCGATCCGGCCCCGGTCACGACCGTCGTCCAAAGCATCATCGGCGGACTCTCGGCTCGGCCGCATCGGGCGGAATAGCCCCCGGCCATCGCAAGAACATCGAATCAAAAAAACGCCATCAGAAAAACCGATTGGAGAAAAAACAAATGGCAGACATCACCACACAAACAATCCGAGACACCTTCTTGGACAACCTTCCCGAAAACGTGACGCGCGAGGAGGGGGAGGAGTTCTGGAACGCATGGCTGGACAGGCAGCGCGAAGGGCATGAACCGGACATGCCGACACCTCCGGTCGGATTCCAGTACGCACCGGGCGAAGTGGACGAATTCGACTACGGCGAACCGGACTTGGAAGACGAGCAGCTGACTGAGGACCAGAAGCGAGACATGCTGGGACTGGTGCATGATTATGCGATGAACACGTCGGAACTGGCACGCACCATGCTGGACTGCCAGCATTTCGACGACCCGCAGGTCCGGGAGCTCGTACGTCAGACGTTCAAGGATCTCGAATGCGCCGGAAGCCACGTGTCTGATGCTTTGAAGCTGATGGGTTGGACCGCGGACGATGCGACGGTTGGCTGAAGTTTCTTCCGTTGCCGTCGATGCCGGGCCATGCGGCAACGGAAGAAAATCGGTTATTTTCAATAAAAAACCGGTTAATTACAAACCCTGAGGTTACAGTGGGAACTGTTTGAGAAAACTCAGGCAAGGAGAACCCTCGAAAATGACCAAACGTAACAGCAGCGGTCTGCGCAATGCGGGCACCATCGCCACCGTAGCGGCATTGACCCTCGGCATGGCGGGGCCCGGAGTCATGACGGCCACCGCCGACGAAAACACCGCAAACGGGAACAACGGCAGCAGTGAAACTCAGACCGCCAAGGACACCGAATACACGACCACCGTGGCGGGAACGCCCGTCACCTTCGAAAAGGACGCCAACGGCGATTACGCGGCGACCGTCGCCACCGTCAAAGGCAAGTTCCAGAACCAGGTGGTCGTGTCCGGCACAGACAAATCCCAGAACACTCTGACCACCAGCCAGAAACCTGATACGAACGGGAAAATCACCGGAAGCGTCGTCTACACCAGCGCCGCCGATTCCGCGCCCAAGTTCACGTTGACCGTCACGGATTATGAAATCGTCGACAAAATCGTCGACGACCAGGCGATCCAACCATGGAACACCACCGTTGAAGGCAAGAAATACCTTCTCAGCGTGAAAGACAACACCGCATCCGCGGTCCTGGACCAAAGCGCCTCCTACCCGGGCGACATCACCGTCACCAACGGAGCAACCACCATCACGCTGACACCCGTCTACCAGAACGTCACCGTGGAATCCGGCGACAAGCTGGGCCAGCTGAACGTATCCGGCACCGCCGTCTACAAGCAGGCCGCCGACGCGACGAAGAACACTCCGGCATTCAACGTGACACTGCCGTTCGCCTACACCTCGGGCAACCCGGTGACCGTGGACGGCACCGAAACGGAACTCACCAAGTCTGATGACGGAAAATACCATGCGGATTACGCCGGTCCGACATTGGACGAATCCAACAAGCCCAGCACGGACACGGTGACCCTCACCGGCATCAAGACCACACTGCCCATCCAATGGGGCAAAGACGTGCAGGTTGTCGATAAGGGAACCGGCGACACCGCCAGCAAGTTCGTACGCCTCACCGGAACAGCTTCCGGCGAAGTCACCATCCAGGATGACGCCAGCAAGAAAAGCGTCACCGTGCCGGTGGAAGTGGATGTCACCGCGGATCGAGCCCAGGATACAAGCTTCACCGATCTGACCGTGACCCGCACCAACGCTAAAGGCGAAACCACCGTATACGACGGGGCCAAAGACTTCAATGTGAAATTCAACCCCAGCACCCATGAATACACGCTGACCCTACCGGCCGATGCGGTCGGCGACAGCTACACGCTGGGCCTCACCCACGGTGTCGACGCCCAGGCATCCAAGCCGACGCTCGCGCTCGGAGAGGGAGCCTCCCGCGTGCTCAAGGTGAACGTGAACGGAGCCGACTACACGGTTAACGTGAAATTCCAGCCGGCCGACCTGAAAGCAGATTCCCCCGCGAAACTCACCGGACTGTATGTGAACAAGACCGGCGAGAACACGAAGGGCCAGCTCATCGACAACTGGAATCCGAACCGACTCGACTACGTGCTCGCACTGGGGGAGAAGGATCCAAGCCCGTATGTGCTGCCCGAAGCGCCTGACGGAGTCACCATCAAGGGCGGCAACATCACGCAGAACGCGCAATCCACCCGCCAGGAATGGATCGTCACCGACACCGCAACCGGAACCAGCCGCATCTACAGTCTGACCGTCACCCGCCCCGTGAAAACCGCGGTAACCGAATTCAAGCCCGCCGACCCAGCCAAACAGGCTTCCACAGTCGACCCGGCCAACCAACAGGACACCGCGCTCGCATCGCACGGCTACACCGACAAAACCGGCAAATACGTCACATCCGACAAGGATTCTTACATCATCCCGGAAGGCGGCACTTTCGCCTACACGTCAAAGAACGGCCAATCCGCAACAGTCACGGTAGCCCACGAGGGAATGACCTACACATACACGGTCAACGTGCTCGCGCCGGACGGTTCGACCTTTGCGCAACACACGTACACCGTCACCTACATCACGGCGGCCACGCACAAGGCGCAGCTGACTGGCATCCTCGTGGACGGTACGGCCGTCAAGGGCTTCGACCCGGCCAGACACGAGTACAACGCATCCGTGAACGATCCGGACGAATGGATGGTCTCCCCGCAGTACGACAAGGCAAGCGGCATGACCGTCAGCACCGAGAAGAAGGGTGCGGACGCCACCATTACTGTCACATCCGGTGACGGATTGGTCAAGACCACCTACAAGGTGCATGTCACCCGCAAACCATTCGGCGGCAACGGGAACAATGCGCTCGGACTCGCCTCCACGGGCGTCGGCGGCGGAACCGTAGCGTTCCTGTCGATGGCGTTGATGGCTATGGGAGCGGTTCTCGGACTCGTTGCACGTCGGCGCCAGCGCGGACGCAGCTTCTAATAGCAACGGCTTGCGACCTGATGCGGTCGCAAGCCTTCCATTATTTTTTCTGACTCGGCGTGAAATGTCGGGCAAAAAACAAGAAAAGGAAAGAACATGATGAAACAAAAACGGATTGTCGCCGTAGCGCTTGGCCTGGCCCTGTCCGTAAGCCCCATGATCGTGTTGCCCACCGCTTTCGCGGATCAGGTATCGGGGAACCCGTCCTCGTCGATTTCGGCCCGTTCGACGGCTCCGAATCCGCTCGACAAGTTCAGCACCGAAGAGAAGGCGTTCCTCAACAATCACAAGGACAAGATCGCATCCGCCCTGGGCATCGACGGGTTCGACCCATCCACCACCGACTATTACGGCGTCAAGGAATCGGCACTCGACACGGTCGCAGGCAAGATCCCCACCTCGAACACGGGACTGCTGAAGCCGATGGGCGCGCCGCTCGAGATCGACACGAACGCCACCGGCTGGCTCGTCGACGGAAAGATCGCGAAGGACAAGCCGTCCTCCGGCGACATGGCATACCGGGTCACGATCAAGGGCAAGAGCGGCGGCACCGTCGCATACACGCTGCACACCGCCTCACAGGATGCGAGCAGCAAAGCCGATCCGGGCGAGCTGAAGGGCGTGACCGCCACCGCCAATGGCACCGCCGTCACGGACTTCAATCCGGTGAAGGACGGCACATACACCGTGCCCGACGACGCGGAGGTGAAGATCGGCGACGTGCCCGACGGATGGAAGCTCGACCATAAGGCGGATTCGAAGACCGGCACGCTCACCTTCACCTGCACGAAGGATGATGTGACCGTCACCTGGACGTTCAAGTACGATGACGGAACCACCACGCCGAGCACCGGGGACAAGGCCGATCCAAGCGAACTGGCGGGGGTGACCGCCACGGCCGACGGGAAACCGGTCGACGGGTTCGCCCCGACGAAGACCGGCACATGGACCGTTCCCGACGGCGCGGAGGTGAAACTCTCCGGCCTGCCCGACGGTTGGGCGAGCTATAAGAATCTTGACGCGAAACCCGGCACCCTGTCCTACGACATCAAGAAGGGCGACGTCACCGTCGTCACATGGACGTTCACATACGATTCCACGACCGATCCGGACAAGCCCGCCACGGGCGTGGACGCATTGAAGGGCGTGACCGCGACCGTCGACGGGAAACCGCTCCCGAGCTTCGACCCGACGAAATCCGGCACCTACAGGGTCGCCACGGGCGCCGAGGTGAAGATCTCGAACGTCCCGTCCGATTGGAAGCTTGACAAGACCGCATCCGATTCGAAGCTGGTGTTCGCCGCTTCCAAGGACGGCACGACCGTCACTTGGACGTTCGAATACCAAGGCAAGGATGATGGCGGAGCCACCACCAACCCTGGTGACAATGCCGGAAACAAAAGCCAGAACAACAATGACGGCACGACTTCCAAGCCGACGGTGAACGGCGCGAACCCGCTCGCCTCCACCGGCGTGGGAATCGGCTGGGTTGGCTGGCTCATCGGCATCCTCGCTATCATCGGCGGAGCATTGGGAATCACGGTCGCTGTCCGCAAGCCGAAGGGCAAGGCCACAGACGAGACCCCGGCCCCGGAAGCCGATGACAGCGAAGCGTCATCCGATCAGCCGCTAAACTCCTGACCACCCATCGAAGGTTTGGCAGGAGAAGCAAATACCCTCCCCTGCCAAACCCCACGTTGAATCTTGATGCCATGCGGGACCCTCCTGCAAACCGGCTCCTATAGCATGACATCAACAAGGGATGCCGAAAGGCATCCCTATTTTTTTATTCAAAAACTTTGGTAAATACCGAAAAAATGTTGGAATCAACCGATTTTGCATGTACGTTGAAGGAAACGAAGACGACCATTCCCATCAGCCGTACGCCGAAACCGATAAGCGGGTTCGGTCTGAAGCCGGGCAAATACAGGCCGTCCGCGGTGAAAGTCGCCGGATTCGACCCGTTGGACGCCAACCATGCCGCATCTACCGGTGTGGGGTTGTTTCCCGTCCTCGACAGGACGTGCAAACGAGGAAAGGAAAACACTGGAATGAAAGACAACCAAACGACACGGCGCATGCCAATGATCGTGACGGCAATGGCCTGCGCGACCGCGAGCATGCTGGCCGGCCTGGCACTGGCCCCATCCGCAATGGCGGCCGACACGACCATCACACTGCAAGGTGCAGACGGAGCAAGCCTGGCCGGCCACACGTTCAACGTGTACCAGATCGGCACGTACACGGACCAGATCCTGAACGGCACGCAGATCAGCAGCCTCGGCGTGCGCGGCACCGCGGCATCCAACGCGTGGGCGGCCGACGCGATCAGCATCGCCAACGCGTACGATCCGGACACGGGCGACGACATCGCCAAGGTGTACGGCTACGATGACGCGGGCAACATCGCCAACATCAAGATGGACTCCCAGACCAGGCAGCTGCGCAACATCAGCAAGGCCCTGTCCCAGTCCTCGAAGAAGCCGGCCGCCATCCAGGGCGGCGCGAACCTGACGACCACCCAGTCCACGCTGACCATCAACGTGCCCGCCGAAGGCCTCTACTACATCACCGATTCCGCGGGCAACCCGATCATGATCGGCACGAAATCCGGCAACGCGAACATCATGAAGAACGACACGAAGGACCCGCAGTGGCGGACCCTCGGCACCGCGGTCGTCAAGGCGAAAAGCGTGAGGGTCGACAAGAAGGTCCAGGTGCAGCGCAACGGCACCACGGTAGGCAAGGACGGCACCACCAACGATCCGGTCGGCGTGACCGTCGGCGACACCGTCACCAACACAGTCGAGGTGACCGTGCCGAACAAGCAGGCCGCATCCGCCGTCAAGTTCAAGCTCATCGACCAGCCGAAGGGCCAGACGTACGTGAAGGGCTCGCTGAGCGTCCGGCTGAAGAACGCGCCGCAGACCGACATCACGGCCGACGCGGTCATCTACGACGGGACCACGCAGAACAACGCGAAAAGCATCCCCGGCGACCCGACCCTGAAGACCGCGGACAACAAGCCCGCCGACCCGGATCTCGCCATCCCCGCAGGCGGCTGGGGCATCGACGGCAGGAACCTTCTCGACAAATACTCCAACAGGACGATCGTCATCACCTACCGTATGACCGTCGACAAGGCGAGCATCACCGATCCGGCGAACAACACCATCCACACGTACGGCACGTTCACCGACGGCATCCACTTCACGACCATCACCGACCAGGACAAGGCCGACATCAAGGCCTACGACTTCACCCTGCGGAAGGTGGACGCGGGCAACGTGAACACGCTGCTCGACGGCGCCCAGTTCCAGATCCAGCGCAACGGCAAGTGGATGAATCTCGACTGGAACACCGGCAAATGGTCGGATGCGGCCAACCAGGGTTCCGCCACCGTGTTCGTGACCGGCGACACGAACCATGACGGGACGGTAAACAACAGGGACGACGCGAGCCAGAGGGGCCTCATCCGGTTCAAGGGCCTCGGCTACGGCACATACACGGTCACCGAAACCCGGGAGCCGGCCGGCTACGCCAGCTACGCGAAACCGACGTTCACCGTCACCATCGACGACGCGGGCACCAGCATCCAGTACAGGGGCACCGGCACCGTGCCGAACCTGACCAGCAGGCTGGACAACAACACCGTCCAGGTCAAGAACGTCGCGAATCTGACCCAACTGCCGCAGACCGGCGGCGTGCTCGCGTTCGCGTTCTGGCTGGCCTGCGCCATGCCCCTGTTCGCGATCGGCGGCATGATGGCCGTGCGCGGCGCGCGCAACCGCCGCGACGCGCTGACGCTCACGCATGACGGCGGCAATCCGGCCGCCTGACACATGTCCCGGCCCTCCAGGCCGGGGTTCCGCCGATAGGGGGCGGGGTCGCGTCCCCTATCGGCCTCTCATCACCGAATGATTCTTTTTTATCCGGCCCGCCACGAGGGGTTCGTACGGGTCTTGGCCCATCCGTCGGAAGACATTGCGAGGGATGGGGGGGGGAAGGAAAACCGATAATGCGCATATGGCTGAAACGGATGGTCGCCGGCATCGTGTCGGCGGGCACCCTGATGGGCGGCGGGCTCCTGATGGCGGGCACCGCGAACGCGGACGAGATCCGCATGCCCGACATCGGCAAGACCATCACGAGCCTGACGGCATCGGCCGCCACGACGTATCCAAGGGAGCTCGTCAACGGCGACTTCGAATACCCGAGCATGAAGAGCCTGCAACACTACTTCACCGGCATCGACCGCAACCGCAGCCAGTGGATCAGCAACGGACAGGGAGACGACCTCGCCAAATGGTCCGACATCCCCGGCGGACTGGACACGACCAGATTCGGCTGGTCCAGCACCCAGACACAGGGCGCCATGTCCGAACAGCGCGCGAACGCCGTCGAACTCCAGAAGGCCACCGGCGAAACCACCCAGATGGGCGAACTGTGCGCAAGCCAGAAAGGCACCGCGATCTACCAGGACATCGCCACCACGCCCGGCACGCTCTACAGGATCGAGCTCGACCACGCGAGCCGCTACAGAATCCACCTCGACCAGATGCAGGTCATGGTAGGCGCGCCCGGCCACGAGCAGCCCGTCGAAATGACCCGCACCAGCTCGAACAAGTACGGCGACAAGATCGGCGAGAAGTCCACCACCATCGCCACGCACTCGACCAACCCGTTCGGCAACCAGTCCAGCAAGGACGACTTCAGCCACTACGTCGGCTACTACACGATCCCCGCAGGCCAGTCCGTCACCCGGTTCACGTTCAGGCAGGTATCCGGCGTGAACACGACCAGCGGCAACCTGCTCGACAACATCGTGTTCACCCAGGCGTACAAACTCGACTACGACAGGAACTCCGACGAGGCGACCGGCCAGACCCCGAACGACACCGCCACCGTCAAACCCGCCAAAACCAGTGCCACGGGCGGCGTGAAGAACGTCGCGGACACGAACGCAAGCCTGCCGGGCCATCTGGTCAATGGTGATTTCGAATACCTGCCCGACGGCGGATGGAAGACCGTTGACGCGCCAAGCTACATGACGAACGCATACACGAGCGTCGACCCGAACAACGGCCAGTACATGAGGAACGCGCAACACTCCGACGCCGATCTCGCCTCCTGGGCGGACTGGCCTGGTTTCGACCAGTCCAAATTTGCATGGAAGACCGACCAGAAAGGCGGCCACGACCAAGGCGGATTGAAGGACCGCGCGGAAGCGGTCGAACTCCAACAGGACAGCATGGACGGCAACACCTACGCGGAAATGGTCGCCTCCGAAACCGGACGCACCATCTACCAGAACCTCGCCACCATCCCCGGCACACTGTACAAGATCCGGTTGAAGCACGCCAGCCTGTGCAAGGACAACGTCGACCAGATGCAGGTCGTCATCAACGGCACACCCATCGAGATGACCCGAGTGGCCGCGAACGGCAAGGCCGGCGACAAGGTAGGCGAGAAGTCCAAGACCATCGGCACGAGGGTCACGAACGGGAACCGCTGGCATCATTCCGACCAGTGGGAGACCTATGAGGGCTACTACGTTATCCCGGACGGGCAGACCACCACCCGGTTCGGTTTCAAGGCCGTCAACTATCTCGACCCCACCAAGGGCAATCTTTTGGATGATGTGACCTTCGCCCGTGCCTACAAGCTGTCCTACGATAAGAACGCGTCGGATGCGACCGGCAAGGTCCCGTCCGACGAGACCGCCGGCACCGTCAGGCAGACCAAGACCAAGACCACCGGAACCGTGAAGACCGTCGCGGACGAGAACGTCCGGTACGGTTCCCTCGCTAATGGCGATTTCTCCTACCCCTCGTTCTCCGACATTCAGGAGAACGAGCAGGGAACCTATGCCGATCTGCGCACGTTCCTCAAATCGGATGACGGCACGCTTTGGTACAACATGTCCACCACCGATCTTTCCAAGTACGGAAAGATCGGGCAGATCCCCGGTTTCGACTCTTCCAGGTTCGCATGGTCCAGTACCGAGAACGGTTCAAGGGTCGAATTGCAGCAGGATCGCAACACCAAGAACACGTATGCGGAGATCGTCGCCCAACAGGACAACACCAGCATCTACCAGAACGTGTCCACCGGCAACGGCGGAGTACTGTACAAGATCCGGCTCAAGCACGCCAGCCGCCAATCCTCCCATGCCGACAAGATGCAGGTCCTCGTGGGCTCCGACACGGCCCACGCGACGCCTGTGGAGATGACCCGCGTCACCTCTAACGGCCATGGCGACAAGGTGGGCGGGAAGTCCACCACCATCACCACAAAGGTATCCAACACCGATCCCCGAGACCATGGCAGCCAGTGGGAGACGTACGAAGGCTATTACCAGGTGCCCGAAGGACAGAAGAACACGGTATTCATGTTCAAGAGCCTCGAAGGGTTCAAAGACGTTGAGACCCTGCCCGGCAACAACGTCGGCAATCTCGTGGACGACATCGAGTTCTCCCGTTCCTACAAGTTGACCTATGACAAGAACGCATCCGACGCGACCGGCAAGGTCCCGTCGAATCAGCGTGGCAAGGAGAACACCGTACAGCCCGCCAAGTCCAAGACCACGGGCAGTGTCGGACTCGCGGCTGACAAAACCGCTTCCGGCCTGACGGTGCATGATCTGAAGAAGAACGACAAGGGCAAGGTGCCCTCCAGTTCGAAGGCGGATTCCACGCAGCCGGCCGCGTTCAAGGCTCCGGACGCCAAGGCGGAGGCCATCGCCTCCAGGGCCGCGGGCGACGAGCTGGCCGTGAACGGCGGGTTCGACACCCCGAAGTGGACGATCGCGAAGGAGGGGCAGGGCCTGCCCTGGGTGTATGTGAAGCCCAATGCGGGCACGATCCGCTCCTACGCGCAGGCCATGGCCGGACAGACGGGCGTGAAGGCCGGCGGCCTGACCGCCGCCACGTTCGCCTGGCAGGATCTCGATGCCATCGGCAGCAACCAGAACTTCGAACTGCATCGCGAGAAGGACGGGAACACGGCCGCCGACGTGCATGCGGGCCGTACCGTCGCCCAGACCGTGAACACGACGCCCGGCGCCAGCTACACGTTCAGTATCCGCCACTCCGGCCGCTCCAAAGGCAACGCGGGCGGCGTGACATTGCTCACCGGCCCCGACAAGGATCATCTCACCCCAGTCAAACTGACCCGCACCACGGTCTCCAAGACCGGCCAGAAGTACGGGGACAAGACCGGCGATGTGGGGACCGTGGCCTACACGCACTCCGATTCCATGGACGCCACCGAGGGCGGCCACGATCCGTGGGATCATTCCGACGACTGGGAATCCTACGAGGGCACGGTCATTATCCCAGCCGGACAATCCCGCACGATGATCGCCTACAGGGGCGTCGCCAAGGACGGTACTCTTACTGCCTCCGCCAATGACAGCATCATCGACGACCTGAGCTTCCGCCTCGCCTACAAGCTCGGCTACGACGCGAACGGCGGGGCCAAGAAGAGCACGTCGCAGATCAAGGCCTCCACCGATGGCAAGGTGAAGACCATCGCCGGCAAGACCGACAGTCTGCCGACCGAACTGGTCAACGGCTCGTTCGACTATCCGGCCGGCCTGATCGCCGGTGTCTCCACCAAATACCCGTGGGACGACTGGACCGTCGTCGACCCGATCAACGGCAGATACGCGCGGCACATCGGCATCGATAAGGACCCCTGGGCGCCAATCCCGGGATGGGACGCCTCCAAATTCGCATGGAAGTCGACCCAGACCAAGGGAACCGACTGGCAGCAGATCGCACAGGGAGTCGAACTGCAGAAGGACTCCAAGACCGGCAACCAGTACGCGGAACTCGTCGCGGGACAGGCGGGCACCGCCATCTACCAGGACATCGCCACCATCCCGGGCGTGTCCTACCGCTGGACGTTGAAGCACGCCAGCCTCGACAGGAACCACCTCGACGGGATGAGCGTCATGATCGGCGAACCCGGCAAGGAATCCGCCCAGGACGCGAGGCGAACCACCGTCAACGGCAACGGCGACCAGCCGGGCGACGTCGGCAAGGTCATCTCCACGAAGGTGAGCAACGACGCCGAGTCGAACCATGAGTCGGCCCATTCCAGCCGTAACCATGACGGGCAGTGGGAGACCTACACCGGCACGTACATCGCCACCGGGACGGTCACCCGCTTCACCTTCAAGTCGGTAAGCTCCAGCAACAACGTCAACGGCAACATCCTCGACGATCTGAGCTTCACCAAGGCCTACAGGCTCGGCTACGACGGGAACGGCGGAACCGGCCAAGTGCCCTCGCGCACCGAGACGGGCAGGACCGAAACCGCCGCATCCGGGACGGATGGCACGGTCAGGCTTGCGGCCGACAAGAGCGCCGAACCGGAATCCGGAACCATCGCGGACGACCGCAGGGTGCTGACCGACACGACCGCCAGACAGGATGACGGTACCAGGCAGCGGACGATCACCCGATCCGACGGTTCCGTGCGCGTGGAGACCATCGCCACGACGGGCGCCGTATCCGGCTGCCAGGTCTACTATCCGGCCGGCGCCAGGATCACACTGGCGACCGCGAAGATAGACTCCGACTGCTGGGATTCCAGCCAGATCGGCAAGACCAACCGCACGTTCTACGGTTGGAGCGCGAACACGGACGCCAACGACAGGGACGTGCCCGTCGGCGACACCATGGACCGGAACACGCTGAACGCGAACGTCAGGACGGAGATCGTCATGCCCGCCAGGGCGAAGACCGTATACGCATTGTGGGCCATCAACCCCACCCTGTCGTACAACGTGAACGCGCCCGCCGGCAGCAACGCGCCCGGCACGCCCGCATCGCAGACCGTGCCCTACAACACGGCCGCCGCCGACAAATCCGGTTGGGCGGCCGGCGACACGGGCAAGATTCCCGGCTACCGGTTCGACGGCTGGTACACGGCCCCGAACGGCGGAAACAAATACGATTTCAACACGCCGCTCACCGGCAACGTGACCGTGTACGCGCATTGGATCGGCAACGGGTACACAGTCAGATTCGCCGGCAACGGGGCGACCGGCGGCGGCACCCCGGATCAGGCGTTCCAATACAACATCGGCCAGAACCTGCGCCGGAACGGGTTCACGCGTGACGGGTACACGTTCACCGGGTGGAAGCGCGCCGACAACCAGCAGGCGTACGGCGACGGCCAGTGGGTCACGAACCTGACCACGCAGCCGAACGGGATCGTCACCATGGTCGCCCAATGGTCGGCCAACGAGGCCCACATCCGCTACAATCCGAACCCGCCCGCGGGCAAGACCGCGGGAGGCCAGGGCACCCCCAACTGGGACGGCCACACCGGCGACACGCCCGCCATCGGAGGGAACGGCTGGACGATCGACGGGTACACGTTCGCCGGCTGGACCACCAGCCCGGACGGCGGCGGCACGAAGTACGCGCCGGGCGCCAGTTGGACGGCCAACGGGACGCTGACCCTGTACGCGCAGTGGACGCCCGGCCAGGCCAGCCTCACCTACGACGGCAACGGCGCGACCGGCGGTAAGACCGACCCGCAGAACGGGGTCACCGACCAGAAGGTCAACGTACGCCAGAACGGGTTCACGCGCGACGGATACACGTTCGTGCGTTGGGACACCCAGGCCGACTGCAAGGGCAATGCAGTGAAACCTAACAGCGAGTGGACGTTGCGTGGTTCCAGCACCCTATATGCCTGCTGGGCCGGCGTCGCGCAGACCCTCACCTATCACGGCAACGGCGCGACCGGCGGCAACACGGCGGCGCAATCCGGCCACACCGGTGACGAGCTGACCACAAACGCCAATGGTTTCACCCGCGACGGATACACGTTCGTTCGTTGGGACACCGCCAAGGATGGTTCCGGCACCGCATACGGCGAAGGCAAGAACGGCGTCAGCCAGTACGTGATGAAGCCAGCAGGCAACGACCTGTACGCCATCTGGAAGGCAAACCCGGCAACCATCCAGTACCGCAACGACTGGCCGAACACCACAGGCAGCACACCCGACACCACCGGCAACACCGGCGACACGGTGACCATCAGCCAGAACAGCTTCGACCGTCCAGGCTACACGTTCACCGGCTGGAGCACCAGCAAACGCGGCGACCCAAGCCTGCAACCGGGCGACAAACACACGCTTGAACCGAGAACCACCACCGTGTGGGCCCAATGGAAGGCCGACCCCGCACACCTGGTGTACAACAGCAACATCGGAACCGTCGGCTCGGAAACCAAGACGGTGGACGGTGTTGTCGACCAGACCGTGAAGACCATCACGAACCCGTTCGACCGTCCTGGTTACACATTCTCCGGCTGGAACACGCAGGCCGACGGCAAGGGCAAGGCATACGTCACGGGAGCCGACTACGTGCTGACGGCCAACGACAAGTCCACGCCGAAGAACACCTCCGTGCTCTACGCGCAGTGGAAAATCAACGGTGCCAGCCTGAAGTTCAACCCGAACGGCGGCATCGGCCATGTCGATGACGTGACCGGCGACGCCTTCTCCACCGTCACCATCCCCGGTGACGCGAAGGAGCCGAAGATCACCCGACCCGGCTACCGGTTCGTCGGATGGAGCACGGAGAAGAACCCGCCCGCAGGGAGCACTTTCCTGCAGCCGGGCGAAGGCAAGGTCACACTGCCCGCCGAAGGCAGCACCACCGTGTACGCCCAGTGGGAGCCGAGCCTGACCACCCTGCCGTTCACGGGCGGACAGGCCCAGGTGCCGACCATCTGGCTGTACGCCGGATTCGCGCTCATGCTGATCGCGCTCGGCGTGATGATGCCGATGCTACGCATGCGCATGGCCGCAACCAAGCGCACCGGTAAGCACATGCCGATCACCGGCGGAAAGCACGCGAAGTGACGGCAGCGGCCGAAACCGACGTGTGGGAGAGCGTCGCGGATGCGGTCCGCGACAAGCGGGCGCGCGACAATCGCGCCCGCCGGCTCGTCCGCCATTCCCGGATCTACGCGGTCGCCGCAGTCATCTGCCTGATCGCGGGCATGGTGCTTGTCGCCATGCCCCGCATCCAGCAGACGCTCGTCGACCGCGCCGTTGACGAGCAGGCGCGATCCGTCAGCCAGACGGCCGCGCTGTTTCCGGAATCCTCCCGTCAAAGCGTCATCCAATCTGCCATCGCATATAATCAGCGTCTTTATGAAGGCGGTCAGCCACAGATAGGCGAACCTGTGTTCGATGGGAAGACCGAGGGCAATTTCGAGGGCGATGCCGAATACCGGCGTCAACTGTCCGTGAATGGGTTGGATGCCATGGGTGAGATTCTGATTCCGAAGATCAGCGTCGACATGCCCATCCTCCACGGAGCGGGTCAAGATGTGCTCGAACATGCGGCCGGCCATCTGGCGGGCACCAGTCTGCCTATCGGTGGCAAGAATACGCGCGCCGTAATCACCGGTCATTCGAATCTGAAAGGCGCGACCCTGTTCACCCGGCTCGGTGAACTCGAAGACGGCGACCCGTTCTATATCAAGGTCATGGGTAACACGCTCGCCTATCGAGTCACCAGCAAACGCATCGTCTCTCCTACCGACACGAAATCGTTGCGTGTCCATAAGGGGAAGGACGAGGTCACGCTCCTCACCTGTACGGGGCAGGGCAATACGCTGCGACTGCTTGTCACGGGGGAGCGCAACAGCATGCCCGATCAGGCCCCCTTGCCCGGAGATGCCACGGGGGACGTAAAAAAGGCGGCTTTTGTTTCGGGCGTCACCGTGACGGGGATATTGGCTGTCGGATTTTCGCTTTGTCGCAGTCGGCGTGCCGTGGGTCATCATATAGGTTTGCCACAGACACATGATAGTGACAATTTGCGTTAGTAAAAAAAGGTGTTACTATATGTTTGTGAAACAAAAACACGTAATCTCCCGACATCGGGGTAAACCCGAAAAGGAAGACACATACACGAGAAAGAAGAAACTCCCCATGACACACGGCATCACCAAGATCACAGTGGCAACCACCGCCGTGATGGCAACCCTTGCCGCTCCGGCAGTCGCAATGGCCGACGAAACCACAACCACCGGCGACCAAACCAATCAGGCAATCACACAGGCCCAAGACAGCATCCAGCAGGCACAGCAGAGCACCACCGAAGCCAACCAGGCCATCGCACAGGCATCCCCGACCGGCGTGACCGAAGCACAGGCCAAGGCCGACGCCGCCGCAGCCGCACTGGACACCGCCAAGCAGAACCTCGACGCCGCCGCCGCCCAGCAGCAGACAGCCGCAAACAACCAGCAGCAGGCGCAGGCGAACTACGACGACGCCAATAAGGCCCAGCAGCAGGCCGCACAGGATGCGACCGGCACGGCCGACAAGATCGCCGCCGCCCAGCAGGCCGCGAACGACGCGTCCAACGCCATCAATGACGCCAGCAAGGCCATGCGGCAGGCCTCCGATGACCAGTCGAAGGCAGAAGCCGACAAGCGGACCGCACAGACCGCGAAGGATGAGGCCTCCGCCGAATCCGCCTCCCATCAGAAGGACGCCGACAAGGCCCAGACCGATATTGATGCGGCCGACAAGCAGGCCACGGACGCGCAGAAGAAGGCCGATGACGCAGATACCGCCATCAGTGATGCGCAGAAGAAGGCCGGCCGGGCCGACGCGGACGCAAAGAAGGCCGCGGCCGACAAGGCCGCCGCCGAGAAGGAGCTGGCCGCGGCCAAGCAGCAGCAGGCCACGGCGACCGGCGACAAGACGAAGGCCGACGAGGCGGTGAACGTCGCGCAAGCCAAGCTGGATGCGGCCAGGCAGGCCGAGGCCAAGGCGCTTGAAGCCAAGCAGAAGGCCGATGCCAAGGTCGAGCAATTGTCCAAGGATGATGGAGGTCTTTCCGACCTGGCCGCGAAGCTCAAAGCGGCGAAGAAGGCCGCAGCCGACGCCGCCACCGCCCAGCAGAAGGCGGAACAGGCGCAGAAGGATGCCGACAAGGCGGTGTCCGACTCCTCTTCCAACGCCGAGGCGAAGCAGCAGGCCGCCGCCGATGCCAAGAGCGAGGCCGACGCCAAGAAGGAAGCGGCAGACGAGGCTCAGGACAAGCTGTCTCAGGGCGCAGTGGCCTACTTCGGCGACAAGGGTGCCTCTCAGGCAGTCAAGGTTCTCACCGATCCGACCGTCACCGAGTATCTTGACGCCATTCATAATGGTGCCAAGGGTGATGCGACCACGTTGGACAACATGATCGAGGCCCTGAAGTTCATCCAGGAAGCCAATCAGCTTCGCGCGAAGGAAGGCCTGCAGCCCCTCAAGGTCAGTGACACCCTGATGGCACAGGCCATGGCGGATGCGGATTATGCCAACAACAACGTGAACCATCCACTTCAATTCCCCGCCAGCGAAAACCTCGCCTGGGGTTACACTGATCCCTTTAAGGGCTGGTACGACACGGAGAAGTCCATGTATGAGAAGGACATGTCCGACGGTGTCCTGGATTGCAAGGCCTCGGACGGCAAGCCCGTCAAACCCTGCGCTTATGGCCATTACACCACGCTGGTCAACCCCGATTTGACCCTCACCGGTTTCGGCGTCAGCCAGAACGGCAACATCACGGGTATCGGCGGGAACACCCATAGTCAGCTGTTCACCGAAAACGCTAACGGAATCGGCTCCGACGCGGGCCGCATCATGGACGTTGACGCATACCTGACTGATTTGACTGCCTACCGTGATTCCCTGACCGGAGCCGACGCCGCATACCAGACCGCATTGTCCAAGAGCAAGCAGGCCGCACAGGACGCTTCCGATGCGGCCAAGGCGCTGGCCGCCGCACAGCAGGCCGCACGGAAGGCCGCCGAGGAAGCCCAGCAGGCCGCGCAGAAGGCCAGGGATTTGCAGGCTGCCGCCGACGAGGCGCAGAAAGCGTATGACGAGGCCGTGAAGGCGAACGCGGACAAGGCCAAGGCGTTGGAGGAAGCCAAGAAGGATCAGACGGCGAAGAACGAAGCGTACTCCGCCGCCCAGCAGGCCACCAAGGAAGCCCGGTCCGAAGCCGACGCCGCCACCGACGCCCAGACCGCAGCCCAGACGGCAGTGGACAAGGCGAACACGGCGGTCGACGCCGCGCAGGCGAAGATCGATGCCGCCGACAAGCTGACCCAGACCGCCGCCAAGAACAAGACGGATGCGGAAGCCGCGATCAAGCAGGCGAACACGGACAAGACGAAGGCCTTGGCCGACCTGGCCGACGCCAAGGCAGCCAAGGCCGAGGCCGAGAAGGCCAAGCAGGCCGCGCTCGAAGCCAAGACCGTTTCCGACGCGAAGGTTGAAGCCGCCGACAAGCAGGTCAAGGCCGCCGACGAGGCCATCGCCGACGCCAAGGCCGCATACGCGAAGGCGAAGGACGACCTCAACACGGCCACCGGCAAGCTCAACGACGCCCAGAACACCATCAAGCGTCTGCAGAACGCCGAGGAGAACCTCAAGAAGGCGAACGCGAAGCTGGCCGACGCCCAGGCGAAGCTCGACGAGGCGAACAAGGCCAAGGATGAGGCCGACAAGGCATACGAGAAGGCCAAGGCCGACTATGATGCCAAGCTAGCCGACAAGCAGGCGTCCGACAAGGAGCTCGCCGCCGCGAAGCAGGCCGAAGCCGAAGCCCAGAAGAAGGCCGAGGAGGAAGCCAAGAAGCAGCAGGAAGCCCAGAAGAAGGCCGACCAAGCCAAGAAGGATGCCGAAGCCAAGAAGCAGAAGGCCGAACAGGCCAAGAAGCAGGCTGCAGGTGTGACGAACAATGGTCTGGCCTCCACCGGATCGGACACCACCGCAATCGCCACGCTGGCGGCGATCATGACCATCGCCGGTGCTGGCTGCGTGCTCGTGCGTGTACGTTCCGCCAAGCATGCCGATGGATGGCATGCAGTCGAGGACTGATTCTCACCGCACCAAACGTGTTTTGCCCGCCTTCGACCCGAAACAGGGGAGAGGCGGGCAAAACCGTATTCCCACATTCCGAGGCAAAACGGTAGCTTCTTTTGTTACTATCAGAAAAAAGTCAGTGAATTGCGTGAAAGGGTCTGGCTATGAACGATGTGGGCCATGCGCCACTCCCAGGCGACGTGCTGCTACACCAATACCTGCAACCAAACAACATCACCATGTACCGTCTGGCGAAAGCCATGAACCTGCCACAAACCACCATCAGTGGCCTGATACACGGGAAAAGACGCATCACCACAAGCCTCGCATACCAGCTCGCCTACGTGTTGGGCACGCCGCCGGAATACTGGCTGGGATTGCAAATGCACTACGATATTGAAAACTACGACAAATTCGACGAAAGCGGACTGACGGTCCTCATTGATAATACGGTCGGCGACACTGTCCAATCAGAACGATGACAAGCAGAAGAATCCGCTAACGCCAGTTTCGTCCATGCCCACTTTGATGGCCTCGATTCCGCCAATTCGTTTTCCGTTGCCGCGCATTGTACTGCTGAGAATATTCTGTGCCGGCGCTTGTCCTTGTATTTTCTCCCTCGGAGTGGCTGAATAGGGCTTGTTTCCATTGGTTTGCGTTCATGGAATTCTTTCTTAGTTGGGAGAGGGGACTTCTTATTGAGAACTATTCCTATCTGACATAAGATACATTATCGGCTAAAAAACGATTTTAGGATAATGCTTGTTTCGCCCCCTCCTAGAAGAGCTCGTTTTGTATTGGTTTGCTGAGTCGTGCGTGGATCAGCTTGATATAGTCGGAATCGAGTTCGCTTGCCGTGCATTGCATGTGTTCGAGCAGACATGCTTCCAATGTGGTGCCGCTTCCGCGTATGCTGGCGCCGTTGCCTACCTCGATCTGGATGACCTGGCGTTCCTCTTCCGACAGGTGCGAATATACTTCTCCCATAGGTGCGACATCCCTTCGGACTGGTTTTCTAGGCAATTTCCAATCTAACGGGTGTTGCACTTTCATTTAGACAACGGGACCGGGTAGAATCGACTCGCGCCGCCCATATCGTCATATTCGGCACCGGTATGGGTCATGCCCCAGCCGTCACCGGGTTTCGTGCTTGCGCGTGGTTTGCCTTTTCGACTGACGGTGACGCCGGACTGTCGGTCGAGTTCCTTGGCCGTGGACTGGTCGAACAGTATGTTCGGCGTGAAACGGGCGGCAGCCGTGTAGTCGGTGCGATTCGCTTTGTCCGCACCATATACATGGTTGTCTCTCGGCCCGGAGCCGAACCGTCCATGCTGGTTCTTGCCCTTCGACTCCGCCTCGTCCGCCGTGTTGCGGAATGGGACGCGGCATACGTCGATATGCAGTGCGCCTGTCCCGTGTCCGAGCAGATTGTGGGCGAGATTCCCGTCCAACGGCTTGCGGGCCAGACAGATGGGTTCGTGCGCGGGCTTCAGCTGGCTGTACCAGCCTTTGAACGGTTTCGCCGTCTCGGATCGCGTCGGCTCCACATCCTCGCGGCGTTCCCGGTCGATCATGAGCGTCGCATCCGAACCGTGTGGCATGCCGGACGCGTACACCCAGTCGATCTGGTCGCGGATTTCGAAGCCCGCATCCTCGATGGCGCATGCCAGCCGATGATAGGTGCGGCTGGCCGCGAACGCCGCCACATGCCCGCCCGGCTTCAACACGCGCAGGATATCGGTCCACAGGGCGACGTTGAACGCGATGCCAGTCCGGTCGAAAACCCGGTTCATGAAGTTAATCTCGTACGGCGGGTCCGTGACCACCGCATCCACGCTGTTGTCCGGTAAGGAGGCGATGAGCCGGCGACAATCCCCCTTGTATAGGCGGAGGTTGTCGCCCAGATCTTCCAGCTCGATCAATGTCGGAACCGTTTAGAATTCCGGGTCGGTGCCGTCGCCGTTCGGATCCGTGCTGGCTGGCGTGGTCGTAGCCCACGGATCCATCGCGGGCTGTGAGGGTGCTGCAGGTTGCGCCGGTGTCTGTGCGGGAGCCTGTTGGCTGTAACCCTGCTGCTGGTAGTTGTTGTATGCGCCTTGCTGATAACCGTTGTTCGGCTGCTGGTATCCGCCGCCGTAATTGTTCTGCCGGTAGCCGTTGCCGTTGGACTGTTGGCCGCTGGTCTTCTGAAATTGCGTGACGCCGAACCGGAGGCTGACACCCAAATCGGTGACGATCATTTCAAGATTGCTACGCTGTTGGCCGGTGGTCTTGTCCGTCCAACTGTTGGTCTTCATGTAACCGGTGGCTACCACGCGCATGCCCTTATAACAGGAGCGCATGATGTTCTGGGCGAGGTCTCCGAATGCTGCGCATCGCATGAATACGGCATCCCCATCCACGGTCTGCCCGTTACGGTCACGTCGACGCGTATTGTGCGCGATGGTGAAAGTGACCGTATCTCCCCTCTGCTCGGGGTTTGCTGTGATATTGCCTGCGAGTGTGAGTGTCGGCTCTCCTGCCATGGGTTCCTGGTCTCCTTATTTTTTTCTATGTGAACATATTCAGTATAACAAGCATATACGAAGAAAAGGCATGTCGGATAAGCATCAGGACAGAGGAGAAAAACCTGACACCAATCCGACATACCCCTTTTAGCAGGATGGGCTCACTCCACTACGGCGGAATGAGCCCATCAAGGTTTCTATCCGATCAGCGTGACCGCCTTACAGGCGGATACGCTTCCTCGAACCAGCCAGAGCGAGAGCGATACCAGCTCCGGCGAGGACCCCGGCCCACAGGAGCATCGGGGTGCCGACACCAGTGGAGGCGAGACCCTTCTCCTTGACGAGCACAGTCTCGTTCGGTTTGCGCGCGTCACCATAGGAGATAAGCTTGCCCGTCTGGTCGTACACCTTCTCACGCCAGTAGTAGGTGCCGGTTTCATGCACGGTCACGGTCGGCGAGTGGATGCCGTCCTTCGCGTCGACCTTGCCGGTGACGGTGATGAGCACGTCTCCCGACTGGTCGCCGTTGGACTGCTTCCACAATTCGAATTCAGCCTTGGCCGCATCCGAGCAGTTCTTAAGCAGGAGCTCATCGTGCAGGTCGGCCTTGCCGTTTTCGAACGTGACCTCACCCTGCGACTTTGTGGACACCTCGCACTTCGGTGTTTCAGGCTTTCGGACGCGCACGATCTCGGATGCGAGTCCGAAAGCGTGCTGCACCTTGCCGTGGGTGAGCTGACGCCATGCGAGGGCGGCGAGCGGATTATGGTTCTGGTCGCCGGTCAGGCTCGGTGTCATGACCCAATGCCAAGCGTAGGTGCCCGATTCGGTCAGGGTGAACGAGTCGGTCGTGTAGGTGCCGAACTTGGTGACGTCCTTGATGTCGGTCTCGTGGACCTTCACCGCGTTTTCGGGCATGGTGTCGGTTTCCTCGATCGCGGCGGACGGGTCGTCACTCACCTTGTAGAGGACGCCGTGGAAGTCGAGGCTCAGCGGGGTGCTCTTCGGGGTTTCGCCTTCGGTGACGTTGGTCTCCGGGTAGGTGGGCCACACGTCCTTTTCGTTGGTCTTGGCGACGACGAGCTTGTCGACGGTGGTCTCCCCCGCCTTGACTTCCTTGCTGGACACTGTGGAGTCGAGCTTCGGGGTGAGGCGGAACATGACGGTCTCATCCGCGGTGAACGGAGCCTCATGAACATCCTTGGCGAACGGATAATCGTCGGACGGTTTGATACCGGTCTGGCTTTCCGTGTCCTGATCCTTGTTCGCGATGTCGTACACGAACGTCGCGTATCCGGATGGCAGGTTCGTCAGGTCGATCCCGTTTTCGGCCTTCCACACGCCGGCCGGCTTCTCGCCCTTCCTGCTGGACAGGAGGTAGTCGCCGGCCTTGTTCGTCGTGAACGTGGCGGTGGCGAGCTTCACGGCCTGCTTGGGCAGTTCGACGGTCTTGCCTGCGGCGGTATCCTTCTGCGCCTGTTCGGCCTGTTCGCGGGTCATGCCCCCGTAGAGCGTGCCGTTCACGCGGATGGTGATCTGGTTGGCTTCCGTTTCCCTGCCTTCGCCCTGGCCGTCCTTGGTGTGCAGCCAGTCGGCGGTGTCGGTCTTGCCGTCACCGTTCACGTCGGACACGCCCAGCGTGACCTTGTCGCGGATGACGCCGCCCTTTTCAAGGTAGACGACATCGGTCCTGTCGGACGCGGCCGCGGAGCCGATCTGGACGGCGGGCCGTTCGACGCCGTCGGCGCCGGTCACCTTGCTCTGGTCGGTCTTGTAGGCGGCGGACACGCTGGACGTGATGGTCGGCTGCATGCTGCGCACGTGCAGCGTGGTTTCCGCTTCCAGCACGTTGTCGGACCAGTCGTAGTCGGCGGGCAGGTACTGCCTCATGTTGGCGTCCTGCATGCCGGGCGTGATCTGCCACACCCACGTGTACCAGCCGGTGGCGGGCAGGCTCGACGGGGTGGCTCCCGGGTGGGCCTTCACGAAACCGGGGTCCATGGTGATGGAGGAGGCGTCCACATGACTGGTGGCGCCGTCCCTGTCGCCGGCGGCGGTCGCGGTCGCGGCCTTCACCCCGTCCCTGACGGTCGTCCGGCCCTCGACCGGCTTGTTCGCGAAGTAGTAGAGGGTGCCGGTGCTCTTGATGGTGGCGCCCTGGATCCAGTCGCCGCCCGTCGGGTCCACATGCCAGGTCAGATCATCTTCGGGCGCATGCCCGTATTCGATGCGATGGTCCGACTGGTCGGACCGGATGGTCGGCTTGAAGTTGTTCCGCACCTCGAACTGGATGTTCTTCGACACGGTCTGGGGGTCGGTCGGGCCCATCAGGTTCTGGTTCGGGGATTCCAGTCTGGTGGCCTTCGGGATCTTATGCTGAACAATGCTAGTAACCTTGCCATTGCCTGTTGCGGTCCATGACAGGTGGATGGCCTCGTTCGTGGTGGTGCCGCTGATCGTGTTCGTGCCGGTCTGGTCGAACACGGCCGGGCCCTTCAGGGTCACGGTGTACTGGATGCCCGCGATTTCGACGCCGTTCCCGTTCATGATGCTCGGGGTGACTAGGCCTTTCCTTTTGCCGGTCGTGTACCGGTATTGCATGTCGAGGTCGGTGGGCGTGCCGTTGACCGCCTCCGTCCACAGGCTGTTCATCTTCGCCGTGTACGCGTCCCAGCTGGGCCCGTCCGCCCAGCCGAGCTGCCGGAGGCCGTTCAGGTATTCGTTGCCCATCGGGTCGAGCTTCTGGTGGATGAGGCCCGCGATCGCGGCCTGCGTGAGATCATCCCGGTCCCCGTTGTGCCTGTCGGTCAGCCAGGCGAGCTTTTGCGCGTCCGGCTTGGTCCTCTCGTCGGTCCAATCGCCCCACGTGCCCGACGTGCCCGTGTAGAGCGTGTCGGCCTGGATGCAGTACGCGTTCTTCCCGTTGACCCTGTCGACCACGCCCAGCGACTGCGCCATGTTCTCGTACTTCTTCCCGTTGCTGAACGTGATCGTGCCCACGTTCGTCCACAGGCCAGGGTTGCCGTTCTGGATGGAGCGTTCGAACGGGTCGCGCATGGTGGCCGCGTCGGCCGTGCCCGCCACGAGCATGCCCGCCGCCAAAGTGGCGACGGCCGCACTGGCCGCCGCGATCGTGCGGACCACATGTCGGATTGTGGAACCGCGGGTGGGATTGTTGTTTCTCCCCATATCGTCTCCTCTGATAGGAAGGATATTTTGTCGCCAGTGATGGTCACTGGATTCTTGCGGTTTTTACCATAACGTCAAATCTTGTAATTAACCGGTTTTTTATTGAAATTGACCGATATTTTTTGTGAGCGGCCACCTTACCGTTGCGCTTGCAAGCGCATATCATTGGATGCATTCTGAAATTGTCCACGAAACAAGGCCTGATCGGTGACCGTGTATTGGAGACACGGTTCAGCCTGACGGTCAACGACATAGTATAAGGAAAAGACAAATGAATGAGAAAGAAGAACCTATGAACATGAACGTCACGCCACCGGTTGAGCCGGTGACGGAATTCGAAGTCCACCTACCTCCGGATCGTAAGCATCCGAAGTGGCTGGTTCCGTTGATTGCTGGGGGTACTGCCGTCGTTGTTTTGGCGGCTGTCGGCACCGGTGGATACCTGTATTGGAACCATAATCAGTTGACGGCGGCTTCAGAGGAATGCGCCACCTCATACGACAAGGCGGTGAAGGCGCAGAAGAAGCTGACGGAGTATCTGGAGTCGGATGCGGTGAAGACCGCAGTCACGGTCAAGGATTCGGAGGTCAAGGACGCGAAAACGGTCGCCGTATTGACCTCGACCGTGAAGACCGCCGAGAAGACGAAGACGACCATTCCGGAATGCCCCTCCGGCAATCTGACTGATATCAGGGCGATGACGAAGGAGATCGACGGTCTTGCGACCGCATATTCCAGGACCGTGAGCGAGGTCGCGGACAGGGCGGATGCCGTGAACGGTTCGAAACTCGACAAGATCGTTGCCGACGCGACCAAGATCCTGAATGATTCGAAGGGCAGGGTGAAGGACGACAAGACCCGCACCGTATTGGAGAACGCCATCAAATCGAAAGATGAGAAGGCGATCTCGGATGCGGTGAAGGCGGTCAACGACTCCATCAAAGCCAAGTCGGACGCGGACGCGAAGGCCGGGGCCGAAAAGGAGGCGCAGGCGGCCGACAATGCCGCCCAGGCGCAGGCGGATAACAGCGGCTCCTACATGGGTGGAACAACCGGAGGATACACCGGATACACCGGTGGCGGCTACACGCAATCCCAGGGCGGCGGCTACACGTACATTCCACAGCAGTCCACAGGTGGTTCGACCGGAGGCGGTTATACGCCGACGCCACAGCCGCAGCCCGCGCCACAGCCGTCCCAGGGCGGCGGCGGTGATGACGGGTACGAGGATATTTGCTGGGCGGTTGATACCAGTGGCAAACCAGGCGTCCAGGTACCCTGCAGCTGATTCTCTCTTCCATCCCAAAAGGGGTGGCGCTTCCCGTCTTCGCGGAATGCGCCACCTCTTCGCGTTGCCGACGGCGTCAAGCTTTGTTCGGAGAATCATTGGCGGCGGGACTGTTCGCGGCCTGGCGAAAGCGTCGATAAGGCACACGAGCCGTTCCGCCCCATGTCGTTCAGTAGTGGTCCTTCGCGGAGAGGATGCAGAGCCTGTCGTCGGCAACGGTGTAGATGATGCGGTTGGCTGAGTCGATGCGCCGCGACCATGCGCCGGACAGGCCCCATTTGAGGGGCTCGGGCTTGGCGATGCCCTCGAACGGGGTCCGCTGCATATCCCGTATGAGCGCGTTGACGCGTTTAAGGGTCTTCCGGTCCTGGGATTGCCAGTACAGGTAGTCGGCCCAGGCGTCTTCGGTCCAGCAGAGCAGCATCACGCGCCCGCTTCGACAAGGTCGTGGGTCATCGTCTGGCCCTGCCGTACCTGCGCCATGCCGCGCATCACCTTGTCGCTCAGATATGGGTTCTGGTAGACGCGCAGCGTCTCCATGAGCGAATCGTAGTCGTCGGCGCTCATGACGACCACGTTGTCCTCCGGGTCCGCGTTGGTCACGAGAAGGGTGTCGGCGTCCTCGTTGACCTTGCGCATATAGGTTTTGAGATTCGCCCTGAAATTGCTGTAGGCCACGGCCTGTGTCATCACGCACCTCCTATTTGTACAAGAAATTGTACCACCATGTTGCCGGAACGCGGCGCGCCCCGCGTCGGCCGTGGCGTTCCCGTCGGCCGGTGCGGGGCGTCCGCCCCCACCGTAATAGAACATCTGTTCGAATATTGGTTCGGTTTTGTCCCGGGAAGCCGACCTGCCATGCCCGCGTCCCTTGGACGGTCGTTCTTCCAGATCATCCACAGGATGAGCCCGACCAGAGGAATGAAAAAGGGCATTGCTAAAGCTCAAACGGAAGATTGAATATCTTAGGACTTTAGGGGCTTCTCTTTGCCTTTGACTGGTTCAATGGGGGTCATGGGTATTTTTTGGAAAATCAGTAAATGGTATAACCGATACCAGTTCCTCATGTGGGCTGCAGGAATACTGACCGCAGTGGCCGCTCCCCTAGTCGGCTACGCATCCTATTTTCTCGGCATCAACAACCAACGTGCAGAACTATTATTGGACAGTCCCGAATACGCGAACGACATGACAGCGGCGAATGTCATCCAATGGCTGACCGGCCAAGCACACAGCTACGGTCGAATCCTCGGCATCATCGCCATCATCGGCACACTGCTCATCATCTTCTGCATCACATTCACCATCATCGGCTGGATCGGCCGACGCACCGAAATCAGCGGCACCGACCAATCCAGCGAAATACGGGAAAAAGGCCGGCGCAAAGCCGAGACCGAAGAACAATACGACGACTACGGGCAAACCATGGAGTATTAATCATCGGCAAGCGGATTGCACGCCGCTTTTAGCGCGAACATCTCCGATTGTATCCCCCGCACAACGGTGCCATCCGCTTTCCGGTACGAATCGACATGAATCTCCTTCACTCGTCCGTATGGTCGAGGATCCACCGGGCGATGCTTCGGGCGGTCTCCTCGGGCACGTCCACCTGCATGGAACCGTTGCCGGCCTCCATATAGAAGCGGATGAGCCCGTTGTCCGTGAGCCGGTCGACTTCCAGCAGATTGTCGGCATCCTCGGCACGGCAGTATTCGCTTGTATCGTTCTTCGCCCGTTCGCGCAGATGTTCGGGCAGATATTGGTTGGCGAGAATATCGCGGCGTAGTTCGTCGCTGTCGGTGAATTCCATCGGCTACCCTTTCGAATGTTTCGCGCCCGGCTTCCATGATTTTTTAGGCAGGGTACCACGACCCTTGTGGTCGTGGGTGAATGCCTTTCTTTTCCACTAACATTATGATATAATG